TCCTTTTAACTTAATTGTTTTGTTATCAGGATCAACCTCATCTATTTCTAGAGTAGTAGTTTCAGATCCGATATTAACTAAGTCTCTTTCTTCAAGATTAGATTCTTTGAAGGAAGAAGAAGCTAAAGTAACTACATATGGAGTAGATGCAGATCCATCTCCAGTAACGTTTGTAGAACCATCTCCTTCACCTATTTCTCCAGAACCATCATTAAAAAGTGTTCTAGAAAGGTTTCTCATAAAAGATTCTACGCCTTTCTTAACTACTTCTTTAGTAGCTCTAACAAAAGATCCCTCATCGCTCATAGCAGCTTTAATTGTTTCTCTATCAAGTTCAACAACAGCATACATTTTTTTAGCTTCAATTTGAGCATCACTGTAAATTGCTGTGTTTGCTTTTGGTAAAGATCCAGAACCAACACCACCACTAAATGATTGAGGTATTGCAATGCTTAACTTTTTACCAGTAAAGTTGTAAGATTTTTTACATCTGCCTAACAGTACGTTAGCAGAGTTGTATACGTTTTCAGAAAGCTTCTCATATTTAATTTTAAATAGGGCTGAAGCTTCTGACAATGAAAATTGACGTTCCGATGCCATTTCCAACTCCTTTCTTTAAAAGTTTATAAATCATCAAAAGATAGGTAAGATTCCTTTTCTTTTGACACCTTAATTTCCTGTTTCTTTTCCGCTTGAGATACTTTTTTAGAAACAGTTTTGGATGCCTCTTTCTTAGCGTTACCATAAACCTCTTGTACAATGTCAATTAAATCGTTGTTATCAAAAGAAGGATTTTCAACAATCACTCTTTGAAGGCTTTCAACAATATTATCATCATTTACAAGATCTGGATTGATTTCATTTAAAACTTCTTCAGACTTTACAAATGCAGTACTATGTACATAATACTCTGCAACTGCTTCTGGAGTAATTTGTCCATTAAAATCACTATCCAATAATTCTTGGTAAGCTGCCTCAAAATTATCATCCGAGATGTTATGAGCTTCCTGAAGACTTCTTATTTCAGACCAGAGTGCTTCATTAGCTTGCTCTTCCTGACGTTTAGCAGCTTCAGACTCTTGTTGACGTTGCAAATACTCATTTTGCTCTGCCAATCTTTCATTTTCATGCTGCTCGGGGGTTAACAATGTCCTTCTTTCTATTTCTGGAGTTAATTGGTCAAGGAGTTGCCGCTTAAATTCATGCGGTTCCATGCCAGAAAATTCTGCAAAGTAAGACAATGCTCCTAAAGCATCATTACTTTTGAGTTTTTGGGCAAAATCATTGATATACCCATTAATTAAATTAATGTCTTGATCATAATTTGCCTTATATTCATCAAAATCTTTTTTATTTTCAGAAAATTCTTGAAATTTCTTATCATAAGAGACTTTGCCTGAATAATTATTTAATAAATCTTGGAGAGATACATCTACATCTTCCCCATCAACTTTGTGCTTAAATAAGGTTTCTGCGGCAATTTCCATTTCGTCGTCACCGTACTTACCAAGCAATTTTTTAATTTCTTTAATTTCTTCTTCTTTCTTCTCAGCATCAACTTCTTCCGCTTTTCCCTCACTTTTAACTTCAGTTTGTGGTTTGTCTTCTTTTCCCTTTTCCTCTGAAAGTTTTTTAGCTTCATTTAATAAGTCCTTATCTGATCGATCATCTGTTAAATTATCTAAATCGTCAAAGGTCATTAAGTTTGCTTTATTTGCGTCTCCTTCACTTGTAGACACCTCCTCATGAATTTCTTGTACGTTGTTTACAGTCTCTTCACTCATTTTCTCTCTCCCTTATTATTTGTTGGATATGGTTCATTATCTTCATTAGCTTCCTGTCCTGGAACTACTTGAGTAACCGATTCACCTTTATTAGCTTGTCCTTGAACTACTAGTTTCATATGCTCTCTAGATCTAGGTACAAAACCATTTGGAAAAATTGGAAATAAAGGTAATTCAGCTAATTTTGCTTCAAAAGCAGGATTTGCTTGTGCCTTTTCTACCATAACAAATTCATGTAAAGCTATATGTTCTAATACTTTTTCTCTGTAATGAGGAGGACATTCTTCTTTAAATGTTCTACTTTGAATAGCTTTAACATGAGTCTTCCAATGAACAATATGATCTTCATAATCTTGAGGGTCCATTACAGGTTTACCTGCCATCATATCTTCATTTTCAGATTCTGCAGCCTTAACTGCTGCTGTAATTAATGTATTCATTTTATCTGTATTACCTAATTCAAGTAAGTCTACCCATCTTTCATTAGATAATAGATCTGGTTTCATTTGCATTATTTCTACAATACGTTGAATTTTACCAGCTTTACTTTCAGGAAGAGCTGATCCAACTTGCATTCTAACATCATAATTCTTACTAAGATTTGCTGCATCAAAATGCCTAATAGAGTATTTATTATCTTTTCCTACAATTCTAAGCATTCTGCCATCATCTACCTGATAATAATCACCTGCTACAGCAATTGTCTTTTTAGCAATATTTTGTATCAATGTATTATGTTTAGCTACATCTGTAGTAGCACGTTCTTGCTCTTGTTCATTTAAAAATTGTAACGCTACTCCCGCAGTAATTCCTTGAGGCGGCGTTCCTCTAGATACTCCCTGTACTCCATAAATCTGTCCCATTTCATCTCTCAAAGAATTTCTAAAAGAATATGCTTCTGGAGGATTAGGTTGTGTTTGTAACATTACTGGAGGTGTTGGACCTTGATATTGAACAATAGTATTATCATTTCCTAAACTTTCAATCTTACAAGCGCCTCTAGGCATTACCCATTTAGCATGTCCCATTAAATAAATATTTTTAGATAATAGTGTTGAAAGATTGTCGTGCATATTTTGAATTGGACGTATCATTTCATAAGCAGATACTCCATTTAATTGTTCTGGAATATCCATATCTGTAAGTCTTTCAAAAGGAAGCTCACCGTGAGAATAAGGTAATATATCAGATTCTAATATTACATCTTTAGTAAATTTACAATGATATCCTTTTGGGCAATGTTTAGTTTTTTTATGAAAAAATTCATATATAACTGTCTCTTCTTCTAGTAAATGTTCTGTTAAATCATCTGAGCTAAAAGCTTTAACATTTGTATCTGATTTTAATTTATCTTTTTTATCCGGATATTCTTTTTTAACATCTTCTGTAGATTTTACTTTAACTCTAAAACAATATTCTACATCTTCAAAATTTTTCTGTCTTTGTAAGAATACTCTCCAAGGAACTTCGATATCATACTTAATATCTCCTATTGTAATTGGCTTATCCTTATCTATTTTACCAATAGGATTTCCTTCATTATCTAATAGATCTAAATCTAAATTATTGTCTCTAGCTTTAACATATAAAGGATGCAGATCTCCCTTTTCAGGAGCCCATTCAATAAAACAATAAGTCTCTCCGAAAATTCTAGCATGCCTCTGTAGTTTCTGCAAAATAGAGTCCATATCATTGATGTACCACAAATGATTAATCAAATACTTCACAGCTTTTGCTGATGATTTGTCTTCAAATTCATCATTTGTTGGTAATACATCAACTATAGGTTTAATCCGTGTCATTTGGGATACGCGAGTTTCAGTCATATCATATAAATGATTAATGACAAACTTACTAACTCGGTTTACGATCTGTCTTTCTGAGCGACGAATGTCTGATCTTTTTATGCTTTGAGATGTGCCACGGTATGCCTCTAGATTCTTTCTATATTTAGCGTTTCTGGATACAGCTTGTTTTTCTAAAGTTTCAATAACTTTCTTTAGCCATTCTAATAAAGCTTTATCATCCTTATCTTTTACAGTATGGAAAGGTTTTATATTAACCTTATTGGGGCGATCGTCCCCCAGTTCATCAAAAAAACTCATTTATACCATCCTATAAATTTCTTCGTTTTCGTCTTTATTTTCAACATTTATTTCATCTATTGCCTTTTGATCTGAAAAGTTTGGGTCAAGCTGTTGCTCTGCGGGCATAAACTGTACTGTATGTGTTGCTTTTTCTAAACTTTTTGCCAAAATTACGGCGTACAGAGATAAACATATACTAATAGTTGCTAAAATGCAAGCTAAAATTGTAAAAATATTTAACATTACTGTAATATCAATCATTTACTCCTCCCATGGTACGATGTCGAAAGTCCAATCATCTTGTTTTTTTAATTGTTCATAATCATGTTGCATTGTATAGTAACGACGATCATCATCATTCTTTTGTTTCAAAACTTCCAATACTTCTAACATATTATAGTTTGCTGCCGCATTTAAATAACGCCAACAATCTATTAAATGGTCGTTTTTCTTAGGTATGTTGCCTTTACTATCTTTTACATAATTCTGTATTTCCCATTTTAATTTTACACATCTATCTGATATATGAACTAGATTATGTATAAACTGATCTTTTATTAAAGAAAGACCGTGTTCTTTTTTATTCATATGTTTTGCCGTAGGCATAAAATAAATTCCGTATTGATGCATTACTTCTGTAGAAAACCAGGCTGCTGCTTCATCATATACTTTACACCAATCATCCTCTATTGAAGAATATGGATAAAATTCCATCATTTTATTATCTATCTTAGGATAAATAGATCTTACGGTAGTATTCTCTTGATTAGTCTCATAAATTTCATCAAGAATGTAAAGCTTTTTTGTATAGGGATGTATACAACCAAATAGCACAGCAAAACAAGTAGTTGAACCAGGATCGGTAATACAGAACCAATCAAATTTTTTCCTATCTCTAGTAATTTCATTTAAAAGTTCTCCATGAGGTCTAATATAAGTGTCTTTGAACATTGGGAAGATAGCGTTCCGTCCTCCCACTGATACCTTTCCAAAATACTCTCGTTCGACAACATCGTCTTCACCACGAAGCCTGAGTTTTTCGATTTCACGGTCAATCTCGGACCTTGGAGTGTATGGATTATCATAAGATGAGGCGATAATATGGAAGCTGTCAGATCTCCCTCCGCACTCATCTGCAAATTCCAGGTACTGTTCGGCATTTCTATCTCCAGGTTTAGGGGG